CGTCTGATAGACGACAATCTGCAAAGCCAGAGACGTTTAAGCCGCTGTATGGCGGATCAAAGGGAACACCTGCGCAAGAACGTTGGTACGAAGCGTTTAAACGACGGTACCCTGATTTAGCTGCGAAACAACTCGGATGGGTCTATGAAGTTCTGGAACGAAAGTATCTTACTACCCCTTGGGGTATGCGCTATTACTGGCCTAATATCCGCATGTCTAGTAGTGGTTACGTTAACAACAGTTCTGCGATTTATAATTACCCAATTCAAGCTCTCGCAACAGCAGAGATTATACCTATTGCGATCACGTATTTCTGGCACATGATTCGCGCGGAAGCTCTCGATGAAGTTATCAAGCCAATCAATACGGTGCATGACTCACTAGTATGCGAGATACATCCGGATTATGCCGCTGATTTTCGTAGAATTGCGACGGAGGCCTTTGGTCCATGTGTATTGCGATATCTTAGCGTGGTATATGGTCTGGATTTCGATGTCCCTCTTGGCGCAGGCATTAAGATAGGGGAACATTGGAGCGAGGGAACTGAAGAACGTTACGAATGTCTAAAAGGGGCTATTGAGCGCGTGAAGTGAAAAAGTGCGTAGTACATACAGAAGGACGAGATAAACATAATCGCTGTATAACTTGTCACAAAGCCGCAAAACGACGATGGACAGCCCAGGCACATATAAAGCAATATAACCGAGATTATAGCAGAGAGTGGCGACGACGAAAGCAAATAGAGAAAGCAGGTTATGCGCCGACAGTCTGTGAGTCATGCGGCGGTCCTACAAGGAAAGGTCATCAGATGTCGTGGGATCATGATCATAAAACTGGGAAATTTAGAGGTTGGTTGTGTCATTCCTGTAATGCGGCACTAGGATTACTTAAGGATGATCCCGAACGTATTGCTAAATTATTGAATTATATAGAGAGGGTAAAATGAGCGATTTTAAAGGGTTTATTCAGAAGATTGGCGTTAAGACTGGTAAGGGCAAGCGTCCTCCGTACAAGCCGTATACATTGTATTCTCTTAAGCTCGCTGATGAGAATGGTGTAGAGCTTGAGCAGTGGTTCGGCGCAGGATTTGATAAGCCTGACGTTAAGGAAGGCGATTATATTCTGTTGACGGCGGAGCAGAATGATGGGGGATATTGGGATGTCAAGGGGATCAAGCCTCTCAAGAACGCTCCTGCTAAAGCTAGCGCAGCGCCAGCGAGCAACGTATCTAGCGGAAGCAGTATTAGCACGCAGGCGTCCATTCACTATCAAAGCTCACGAAATGCAGCTATTGAAGTCATTAAGCTACTCGTCGAGACAAAATCTCTACCTGTTAGCTCTGCACAAACAAAAGCTGGCGAAGCGAAACGATATGAAGAAATCATGGCGCTTATTGACAAACTCACTGTTCGTTTCTACGTGGACACGGAAACGCAGCGCATACTAGAGTCTGTGACTGATGAAGGTGCGGAAGCAGAGGAAGAGGTCATTGTCCCCGGGGAATCTGATGCCGACGAAGAAGATAAATAAACCTAAAAAGAGCCGTCCATGGAGACCTGCGGAGGTCTCTGGGCTAGAAACTGCTACAGCGGACTACTATCTAGCGATAGAGAAAGCCACTGAGCAGACTCCGCAGGATATGTATATCTTAGTGAATCGTATCACGAGAGTCATTGAGATGCGCGGATATGCTCTGTGGCTTATGGTCTGCGCTATGCAGACGCAGCAGCAGGCGCTTAATAAGACTAGGACAGGAGAGATTAACGGCTTTACGTCTGCTCCGACACCGGAGCAGAGAGCCGCAGTAGTGACGCCGCCGTCTCATCCACCAGGAGTTAGCTAATATGAGTCCAGAACTGCAAGACGCCTTATACGCTAAGTATCCTAAGATTTTTCGGCAAAAGGACTTGCCGAAGACTCAGACGTGTATGTGCTGGGGGATTGAGTGCGGCGACGGCTGGTACGGGATTCTTGATCGCCTATGTTATTGGTTGCAGTCAATGCATGATAATAATCCGGAACATCCGCAGTATAGGCATCAAGTGGAGGCTACTCAAGTCAAAGAGAAGTTCGGTACTCTGCGCTTTTATACGAATGGTGAGACGGAGATGCAGGCGGGAGCTATCGACTTCGCCGAGCAGATGTCCTGTATAATTTGTGATGTGTGCGGTAAGCCAGGAACACTGAATGATCGTGGATGGATCGCTTGTCGCTGCGCGGAGCATAAGTAATGCGCGTCATCGTATGCGGCGGACGAGATTACTATGATCTGCCTACTTTATCGAAAAATATGGATGCGCTGCAAGCTTGCTCAGATCCGCCTATTAGTATGGTCATTACTGGAGGGGCGGCAGGCGCGGACAATCTAGCACATAGGTGGGCGCTGCGCCGGGGTATACCGACCGTGCAATGCGAAGCAAATTGGAATGCTCATGGAAAGCGCGCCGGATGGATACGCAACAATACTATGGCGCAACTAGAGCCGGATTTAGTAGTGGCCTTTACTGGCGGACGCGGTACCGCCATGATGATAGAGATTGCAGAAGCGAGAAAAATTAAGGTCATACGATGCACCTAATCCTAGACGCTGACCCACTAGTTTATAGTTGTGGCTTCTCTGCTGAGACAGCAAGCTATCACTTAGTCACAGAGAATCAAGAGACTGGTGAGATCGAAGAGGCTTACTTCGCTCCGTATGATGGTAAGACTGCAGGCAAGCGAATGCAGAAGTATCTACAAGATAATCCGCAGTTGGAAGTCGTCGAGAAAGAGCGACGAGTTATTCCGGATACGGAGGAGAATGCCATTGCAGCAACTCGAACTAAGCTTTACTCCATCGAGAAGGAAATACGAGAGCATTACGGAATCGTGCGGTTCGACTCAATCACTACAATTCTCTCCGGACCCGGAAACTTCAGAGAAGCATTGGCTACACGATTTCCGTATAAAGGAAATAGAGATCCGAGCCATAAGCCGTACTGGTACCAGTCAATCAGAAATTATATTACAGGCTCCTGGGGAGGAATTGTCGTTACCGGACGTGAAGCGGATGATGAATGTTCTATTCTAGCACGTAAAGACTTGGCGAATGGTACCGATTACATAATTGCGACTATTGACAAGGATTTAGATCAGATCCCAGGTAAGCACTTCAACTATCTAAAGAGAGTTTTTTATGCCTTATCAGAGACAGAATCGAAGCAGTTCTTATGGGAGCAATGCCTATCTGGGGATGCCACCGACGGAATTCCCGGTTGCTACAAGTGCGGCCCAACAGGGGCGAGAGACTTGGTACGCGGCGTCGTGGACTTATTTCAATCAGACTCAAACCGTGCTGAGGACCGTACCCCCACCACCGACTCCAGAGGAAGCTCCGAGGCAATCTGGTCCGCGATTGTCTCTGCTTACGAGGCGAGCACAACTAGAGCCGGTTGTCCGTATTCACGTAGTGACGCCGAAGACATTGCCATAGAGACGGCTAGATTAGTATTCTTGCAGCATTATGAAGGACAACTTTGGAATCCTCCACCACAACCTCACGGCTGGCTTCCCGGCTATGGAGAATCTGATGACTGATGACGAAACTTTCAATGAGATTATCGCGGATTTTACATTTCCAGCAGTGACTCTGCCGCTGGAAGATTGGCCGACTGAGGATTTGGTGACGCTGAGTCTGAAGATAGACGCGGAGTTGCAGAAGCGTGCAGATGACCTCGGCTATCAAGAGTATGAGATGGATAAGCAATATGGAACTACCCCTCCGTGGGTAGAGGAAGAAGGTTAATGCCGTATATTGAACAAGATAGGCGCGCCGCACTTGAGTACGATGGAGCAGGGCCTGCATCTGTCGGAGAATTAAACTTCATCATTACTAGACTACTGCGGGAGTACGCGCTGCGTAAGGGTACTATCTATCAGACGCATAATGACATCATAGGCGTCTTGGAATGTGTTAAGCAGGAATGGTATCGCCGCTGTACTGCTCCTTACGAAGATTTTAAGATGAATGAAAACGGCGATGTATATACCTAAGATCTGCAAGGTCTGTGGTAAAGCGTTCGACCGAGAACGCATTATGGAGACGTTTTGCAGTGCAGCTTGCTCGCGGGCAGCGCGGAGAGTATCGGACGTTAAATACCGCGCGAAGTTGCGCCGTAGATTGTGGGCGCATAAGGAGTCTTTAGGCTGCGGACAGTGCGGATATAACAAGCACGGAGCCGCACTAGATTGGCATCATCCCGACAGTAATAAAGAGCAGAGATTAACTGTGCGCAATTACTTTACCCCAGTAGGCCGAAAGGAGAGAGATAAATGCATTCTACTATGCTCAAATTGTCATCGGGTAGTACACGCTGATGGCTAAATTGTATATCGCTGGGCCGATGACCGGGATACCTCAGTTTAACTTCCCAGCATTCCACGAGGCCGCGCGGACACTCAGAGTACTAGGTATCGAAGTAGTTTCACCAGCGGAGATGGATGAAGAGACGGAGGTAGCCGGTGAAGCACTTAAATCAAAAGATGGCAAGCTTGTCAATGGAAAGATTGCGGGCCAGACGTGGGGCGACTTACTCAGCAGAGATGTTAAAATCGTGGCAGATGAGGTTACTGGAGTCGCCCTTCTTTCAGGCTGGTGGCGGTCTAAAGGCGCTAAGCTTGAAGTCACAGTCGCGCTCCTAGCTGGCAAAGAAGTTTATGCTTACCATACTGGCGCTGGAGTTACGCTGCTATCGCGTGAATGGGTGAAAGAAATCCTACATGCCCATCTCTAAAGTCGTTAAGAAGAGAATAAAACGTGCACCAGTGGAGGGCACACGAGTAGGGACTAAGCGCGCCGACCGTAGGTGGCTATCGCCGAGCGGAGAGGAATTCGACTCCAAATTCGAGTATGAGGTCTATGACACGTTCGACAAAAGCACCGCCGTCCGTCGCACAACGAAAGGTGATACGCTGGCCTACACTAGTCCCATACGGAACGGTTCCTGCAAAGGTTGTGGAGGAACTGACGTTGGTCAACAAAGGCATTATACTCCGGACTTATTTGCTTTTCCCAGTGATAGTAAACATAAAGCCGTCGGATATTACGTCGAAGTTAAGGGCTACCTTAGACCTAAAGAACGTTCGCTTTTCCGTAGTATCTATAAAGCACACTCGGATGTTGATCTCCGTTTCTTACTCGCCACAGACTTTAGAGC